AGCCGGTATTAAAGACGCACTTAAACGCCTCTCGCCAGAAGCACGAAACTGTATTACAATCGAAAACGACGAAAACAAATGGGGTATCGACCACAGTCTTGAGCTTGGAAACAATCTCGCTTTGGTGTTAGATATCCATCATCACTGGTGTAGAGAAGGAGAATATATAAGTGCTACAGACGACCGATTTAAACGTATCATTGATAGTTGGAGGGGTGTTCGTCCTACTATTCATTATAGTGTTAGCAGAGAGGATCTTCTCTCACTACATTCAAAAAGAGTTAGACCAGATTTTCGATCCTTGGAATCACAAGGATACAAAAAAGCGAAACTGAGAGCTCATAGCGATTATATGTGGAATGATTCTGTAAATGATTGGGCGTTAGAGTTTTTAGAGTATGCAGATATTATGGTAGAAGCTAAATGTAAAAATTTAGCCAGCATTAATCTGTATAAATACTACAAAGGAACAACGAATGAATTATCTAAACAAGATGTACGGAAATCAAAAGACGACTCAAGAGAGCCAATCTTCGGATAAAAATCCTAATAGAGTAACAGGTGGATTAAAAGGACAAGGAGTTGATCACGTTGTAATGGTAAGTGAAAACGGCTTAGAAAATAAAATTCCAACTCAACGATATGTACAGAGTTTGGAAGATCAGTTACGAAAACAACGTGCAGCTATTACTGTTATAGATCGTAAGTTGATGAGAGTTGAAACTTCAGTAGGAACATTACAAGCAAGGAAAAGTTATGATTAAAAAATGGATTAATGCTCGATTAAACGAGCGTACAACAGTAGATGGCGCAGTTCTAATTGGTGCGGGAATTGCATACCTTATTTTAGGACAAGCAATTGCAACTCTAATTGCATATGCAGCAATTGCATATGGTGCTTGGACACTTTACAAAAAAGAAGACTAAAGTTTCCCAATAGGAAGATCACTAGAAGCAGTTAAATTCCACATCTGTTTCTTTTCTACACCTTTCTTCTGAGCAAATTTCTTACTATCGCAGGCCTTGCATACGTGAAAGTAATTATTACTTAGACGTTTAGGATCCATACTTCCTCTAACACGGTCAAACTCTGCATTACAGTTGTCACATCTAAATACGCAATGAGTAACATTACGTGTATAGGTATGTTCCTTACCGGTTTTACTCTTACGGATATGCCGGGTTTCCTCTTGAAATTCTCTAATAAACATAACTATATTTACATAAAGATTATAAAATTAAAATATAAATACAATATAATAAGGAAATCAGATGACAATTTGTACACTAACAGATACAGCAAAAGCACAGATTGATAGTATATGTCAAGAAACTGGTAGCTATGCAGTCAGTCTCAACTTAAAAGGTGGCGGTTGTGCTGGCTTTGAATACGATTGGGCAGCAGTAGCAACAGAAGATGATCTAGAAGCAAACGATGTAGTTATTGACTCAAATATAGGTAAATTTGTAGTTGGATCTACAGCAGTAATGTTTATGATAGGTACAGAAATAGATTATGTTAAAAATATAATGGGTGCAACTTTCCAAGTTAACAATCCAAACGCACAATCATCGTGTGGTTGTGGTGTAAGTGTAAATTTTGACGTAGACAAGTTGGCACAGCCAGCAATATAACGGAGTGCAATAATGGCAAGACAAGAAGTAAATATTGGTGTAGAAGGTAATGACGGCACCGGCGATAGTATTAGAGAATCATTTCGAAAAAGTAATGAAAACTTTTCAGAACTATATGCAGTTTTTGGGCAAGGCGGAACTATTAACTTTACTGCGTTAGCAGATACTCCAAATGAATTAACAGCAAATACAATTCCGTTAGTAAACGATGCAGGAACAGCAATAGGGTTAGCAACGCTTGCTTCAAATGCTGCACTAGGCGGTGGCGCAACAGATACTATTACATTTAGTTACAACGTAGCGGGAAAACTTATAATTTCAACAGCGTTTACTTCAATGTCAGATGACTTAACACCAAGTCTCGGCGGACCGATGTCAGCAGTTGGAAATCCAATAGCAAACGTATCAGTATCAGAAGCTGCGGCTGCACTATATGCTTCAAGTCATGGTGATAATAGTGTAACAATTGACGACTTAGTTATTAACAAAGGTTATGCAGATAACAGATATATTATTAATGATACTACAGGAACTACTCCAGTACGTATTGCAGACGAGCCTGCAACAGTAACACAATATACACTAACAGTTAATAGATACTTAAACAACAACTTAGAAGTTCTTAGTCATGGATATGACACTAGTATAAATGGAACAGCCTATAAATTTAAAGCTGAGGACACTGATCCATCTGGACTTGTTTCAGGAACTGTTTATTATATTAGACGTGTAGATGCAAATAACTTTACTTTACACACATCTGCAGCTAGTGCTGCGGACGCAAACTTAGATGTTGCTAATGCTACAAAACTAGCAGTGTCCGGTACTATTGCAGCAGCAGATGTACATACATTAGTTGATAACACTTACGACTCAACATTATATGGCAATTTCTTAAAAGATGTTGCACTACCACGTAAGAGTATCGTTCGTCGTCAAGGCGATGATATGACTGGAGCATTATATCTAAATGATCATCCGGGCGAACTTGCAGGAGCTGGTAAGCCAAATGGTAATGAAGATATGCAAGCTGCAACAAAATACTATGTTGACAACACCGCTTATTCAAGTTCAACAAACTTATTTGTAAGTACTACTGGCGACGACAGAATGATCAGTGTACCGTCTGGCAAGGAAGGTACTGCATTAACATACGCATATAAAACTATTGGTGCTGCTATGAAACGAGCAGACGAATTAATTAAAGCATCTTCTCCAGCAACAGCAGATACTTCACCTTATAAACAAATAATTACAAAAGATAGCGGTTCTAGTTTTGCAGAGGTTACAGTTGCAGATGTTGTTTCTCCGGTATTTGAACAAACAAGACTTATTATAGAACAAAATAAAAACTTTATTATTAAAGAATTAACAGGATTTTTAAAATTTACATATCCTACTTTTGTTTATGATATTGAGTTATGTGAAAGAGATTCAGGATTAATATTAGATTCTATTGCACTAGATATCAATAGAGGTTTAAATGCTAATACATTAACTAGAGCAGCTGCAGAAAGATATTATTCTAGTGCAAGTGCTAGAAAAGCAATTACAACTCAATTAACACAAACACTAGCATCTATTACTTTTAAGAAGAATCTAGTTACTGCATTATTACAACAAGATTTGTATAATGAAAAAACTGTAGCGAGTGTTACTATAGCATCTCCAGCTGTGGTTGGTACATCAACAACGCACGGACTTGTAGATAAAAATCAAGTAACATTTGTAGTATCTGCAGGCATGACACAAATTAATAATGTTACTGCATTTGTTAAAGTATTAACAGACCAAACATTTGAATTATTCACTGATGAAACATTAACGACTCCGTATGATACAAGTAGTGGCTTTTCAGTATTTACTACTGGTAAGGTTGGAGTAATTTATCAAACAGAAGTAGACAGATGGACTAACGCAGGCGGTGATGGAGATACAACAGCAAGAGTAGCTGTTGGTGCAAAGTTTGATCTTATTACAAATATTGTTACTAACGGAATTAGTTCCGGATCTGATGAAGTATTTGGTAGTAACTATAAAGTTGTTCTTAATAATGGATCATTAAATTATGTAGACCAAGGTATTTCGACTAACAACGATTTGCTTCCAGGCAAGATTATTACTGGGTCATTATCAAAAGCAATTGCTAAAATTGTAAGCATTACATCAAATGATTCTAGTAATGGTAACAATGATACTATCCAAGTACAACTACTAACACCAAAAGACTTTGAAATAGGTGAAAGTATACTTTACGGAAATACTAGTAGAAGCAAGCAAATTGCTGTTATGATTGAATCAGGAGTATACGAAGAAGACTATCCTATTAGAGTTCCAGCTAACGTATCATTAAAAGGTGATGACTATAGACGAGTTATTATCAAACCTAAGAACAGAGTTTCACAGTCAACTTGGGCAAATACTTATTTTTACAGAGATACAGAATTTGATGGATTAAGCACAGCAGTTACAGGAACGCCTTTCTTTAACCAATCAAATGTAAAACAAGGTTACTTTGGTTACCATTATTTGATAGATGCTGATAAGCCGTTAGCAATCGGTACAGCTATTACTAATACAGGAAATTACACAACAGCTGCAGAAATTATAAGACTTAACAAAGCATTTATTCAAGAAGAAGTTATTGCTTATATTACAGCAAACGCTCCAAGTATAACTTATACTGAGTCAGTTTGGCGAACAAGAGTAGACTTAATTCTAAAAGCAATTTCATTAGACATGACATTAGACACAAACTATAATGCTATTGCTAGAGGATTATATTACCAACAAACAGCTCAAGCGGTTGCAGTTGCAGCAAACAAAGAAGCTACAATTAGTTCTATTAGGTACATAGGTTATCTAGTAAGAAACTTAGCAGCTGTTAAATTATCACCAGAAGGTATTGCTAGATTAGATGATGCAATTAATGAGATAATTGATATTATTACTAACGGAGCAGTTAATACTGATACAGGTGCAAACACACTAGTATTTTCTTATCCTACAAACTCAGCAGGCGCTGATGTTGATGTAGATGCAACAAAGGCTCGTAAACAGTTACAAGGAAATACCTTATTCCTACAAGCAGAACTAGTAGCTTGGATTACTGCTAATTATGGTAGTTTATCATATGATAGTACTAGGTTCAAACACGAAGTTGAAAGGGCACTTAATGCTGTAAGTTATGACATACAGTACGGCGGAAATAGTGCATCAAGAGATGTTGCCAACAGTTGGTATATTGGAGCAACAGAGCAGTGGACAACTACATCAGCTCAAAGAACAGCATTTGCAGCTGCATTTAATCAATTGTCAACTATTGGTGAAGTAGTACTTGTTGATAATATTGTATCAAATTTACAATCAGGAGTTGTACAAAATGTATCTCTAGAAGGAGCATCAACATCAGAGCAAGCTGAATTTAGCGGACTGCTTCAAGTAATGGAAGATGTTATAACAGCAAACAGTGTATCAGGATTACCAAGCGAAACGCTTCCAAGTGTTACATGGTCTGCTTCACAATTTACAACAGCAAGAACAGCAATACTTTCTGCTACTGCAGCAACACAAGATAGTACAATTGTTTTTGTAGATGATAATTTTGTTAACTTTACTTACAATGCAACAAAATGTAGAAGAGATGTTGGTTTAATTGTAGACTCAATACAAAAAGATCTTACTCGAGGAGGTGCAGAGTTTGTTACTGCTGCGGCAGGAGAATATTATTATAATTATATCAGCAGATGGGCATCAGCAGGATTCTTAGGTCAAGAGGCTATTACAAGAGATGCTATTACAAAAGTAGGAGCAGTTGCTAATTTATTAATGGCTGGAACATATGCTTCAGGTAGTATTTTACAAAATCAGTCTGCAGCAGGATATGCTCCTCCAGTACTTACAGGTGGAACCGGAGAATCAGGCACAGGTACCATAGCGATAAACTTAATTGGAAGAATTACTTACGCATTTAATATAGACTACAATCCACCAAAACGAAATGATGCTATGGATATGTTCTTAATGAACGATTCTACTATCATTACTAACGTGTCAGCACAAGGACATGGCGGATTTATGTGTGTACTTGACCCTGAAGGACAAATTTTAACTAAGTCGCCTTATATTTTTGCATGTTCTAGTTTTTCTAAAAGTGAAAACAAAAAGACATTTGCTGGCGGAATGTATATTGATGCATACGTAGCAAACCTTCCTGTTTATGTTCCAGAAACAATTGATCCAGGAGCATCATTAGGTGGATCACAAAATGGAAAAATTAATAACTTTACTCTTTGGGTTCGAAGTCTACCAGGACAAGGACTATTTTTAAGAGCACCATTATTACCTTGTCCGTTTTATGTAGAAGGTAGAAGATATCAAATTAATGCAATATCAGATTATGATAGCGGCAATGGTTGGTGTAAAGTTTACTTGGATGCAGATTCTAATAGTAATACAGGATACGACCAAACACAATTTGCTGACGGATTGTATAACAGAGATCTATTCTTTCAAACGTCAGGTAATAGATCATTACTAGCACAGAACTTTACACAAATTAATGATATGGGATATGGATTAATTTGTAATAACGGTGCTGTATCAGAACAAGTATCTACATTTACATATTATAATCAGGTTGCATTTTATGCATACAATGGCTCAGAAATTAGAGCATTAAATTGCTCAAACGGTTATGGTAACTTTGGTCTAGTTGCAGAAGGTGCTGATCCTAACGAAATTCCAGACCAAGTAACATTACAAGATAAAACAGAACAACCTGCAAAAGTTGTTACAACCACAACTACTCCAAACGCAACAGGTGATACAAGCATCTATGTCACTGACTTGTTAACTGCTCCATTGAACAATTCGCATATTACTATTGCACACGGCGGTTCTACAGGAACATTTAACTATCAAGTACAAACAGTAGCAAACGTATCTGATGTAGCTCAAAACGGAAACATTGGTGAATTTGGTTCTACTATGGTAACTGGTGTAACATCAGTTACAAGTATTAGTGCAGCAGATGCTGCAAGAACAGCTGGAACATACAATAACGTACAAGGTACCGGCGGCTCTGTTAAATTAATAGCTGGACTTAAATGGTGGACAAACCCAGTGGAAGTTCGTATGCAAACTGACCATAGACTAAGAGATGGTTCTAAAATTGTAATTGCTGGTATTATCGGTACGACAGAATTAAATGGTAATACATACTATTCTAAGAGAGTTACTTACAATGACGGATTAAATACTCCTGATAATACCATTCAACTTTATACAGATGAAGCATTAACTACTACAGTTAACGGCACTGGATTTACTGCATACACAGGTGCAGGTACAGTTACAGGTGGTGGCGCATCATTTAATATTACAATTAACGGTTCTGGTGCAGCAGCAGTTGTGCCAAACAGACCAGGACAAAACTATCTTGATACTCAAACTATTACTATATTAGATAGCCAACTAGGTAGTGGAGGCGGTGCGTCATTAACTTTTAATGTTGTATCTTTTGCAAGTTCAACTGGGCCGGGATTAATTAATAACATCCTTTACAAACTTGATTTAGTCGTAGATTCTGCACAATCAGCAGACTTTTTTGGTACAATACGAGCAACAGTAGCTGATGGTACATTAATAAAATTCCGAAATCATAAATCACATATAATTAACGGAGTAACTGATCCAGCGACTCTTAATGTTAGACCAAACACTGCTATCAATTTTGATGAAAGTGATACTGCAACATATCGTAGTATTGATTTCCAAACTACTGATCCATACGGACAAGCAGTAAGTGCAAATAGTATATTCACTACATTAGACTCAGGGTATGCTACTTTAGATATTACAACAAATATTTTAAATCTTGAAGGATTTGGTGATGCCCAAGGCGCTACAATAATTGCTATTAATCAATTAACTAACTCATCAGACATAACTAGAATTGCTAGAGATATTGCAGGATTGCAACCTGGAGAAGCTGGGTATGCCGGCGGTATGATATTTACACATAATGGTAAAACTCATCAAGTAACAAATTATGAAAGTGATTCAACTGTTGCGTATATTACTATTGCCGATGTAGCAGGAACAAATATTAATGCAAGCTACAGTGGTACTGGATTAAACTCTGCATTTTCAACATCAGCCGGTGAACTAATTAAATTAGGAATAAACAGCGGAGCTACTGCAGAACTAACAGTTTCAATATCTCTTGTTAGGGCTACAGGACACGATTTTACAAATGTTGGTACTGGATCATTTAATGATAGTAACTATCCAAATATTATCTTAGGTAAAGCAGAAAATACACTAGCAGAATTTTATACTGCCGCAGCAAGTGCTACAGCAGCACAAGTTTGGGAAAGACGAAAAGGTAGAGTATTCTTTGTAAGTACTGACCAATACGGATTCTTTAGAGTTGGTAAATTCTTTAGTGTAGACCAAGCAACAGGATTAATTACGTTCTCAGGAGAGATTGGATTATCTAACGCTAACGCACTTGGATTTACTAAAGGTGTTACTATTAATGAATTTTCAGCAGATGAGACAATGGCTGATGAATCAGGAAGTGCAGTTCCAACAGAGAAGTCAGTTGTTGCATACTTAAATAGACGACTAGGTGGAACTACAACTGGATCTCAAATAGCAGCATCACCGGGTGGTAATAGACTTGGTATAGGATACGTACCGTTGAACGGTGCATGGCCAATGGAAGGTACCTTACAAATGGGTACTAATTTAGTTACTGGCGTTGCAAATCCAGGCAGTGATGGTACAGCGGCTACAAACAAAAACTACGTAGACGGCAGAGTTACAGAATTTGATACACTTGCAGACTTAAGAAGTGTTGAAAATAATAATCAAGCTAGAGACGATTTATTAGTTGCAACAGGTAAGAAAAGAATTTATGTTTCACCACCAAGTGGTGGCACGTGGGCAATTGGAAATACAATACAACTAGTTGGCAATGCAGCAATTAACGGTACTATTGTAGACATAGAAACTACAACAGATCAAATAATTGGTACTTTAGGAAATTCATATAGTGTTAGTATTGTTACTTACACTGTAGGAGCAGGAGTATTTGCAACTGGTAATTCATTAACTAACTTATCTGCAACAGCAACAGTATTAACTACGCCTATGGACGAATGGGCAAATGCGTTAGAGGCAACAGCTAGTGATATTAATATTACAGCAACAAGAACAGCTACTCAAACAGAGATTAACTTACAAATTGCTCCAAACTCAATTATAAATGCAGACGTTAATGCAAGTGCAGCGATTGTACAAAGTAAATTAGCAATGACTTCAGCAGATACATTTGATGAAGATAACGCTACAACAGGTTGGGCAGGTTCAGCTACTAAAGTACAAGCTGACTTAGGACTTGCTAAATTTAGTGATGAAAACTTTGAAACTACAAGTGGATATGTTAGAATTAAAGCCGGTGGTATTGCAGCTGCTGAACTTGCAAATATTGGTACAGGGAATGTTCTAGGTAGAACAACAGCAGGAACAGGAGCAGTTGAAGAAATAACATTTACAAATGTACTGCTTGCAGGCGGCGGCATTGTTGACGGTGACTTTACAAATACTATTGTATCAAGCGACGCAGGATTTCCAGGTTCAACCTTAATTAAGTTATCAGCAGGAGTTTATGGTATTGCAGCAGTATCAACTAGTTCAACTGGTGATACTATGGTTCGACGAAAAACATCAGGAGCAATACAAGCTAACAGTTTCATAATTGGTGGTACTGATACTTACGAAATCTTATCAGAAAGTTCAGGAACACTTACCCTTAAAACACCGGCTCAAGGTACAATACTTACAGCAACAGGTGGAAGTGTAAGTCCTAGTGTAACTTATCCAGTTGTTAATATTCCAGGTAACGTAGACATTGGTGCAACAGGTATTACTACGCAATCAGTGTTCCAAGCGGGATCGTCTTATGCAGCAAATTCGTTTGCAGCTGTAGATTGGACATATACTAATTTTATTGAAGCAAATGGTGAAAGAGATGCTAACGGAACAGGTATTGGTCTTGGTGCAGGAACAGGATTTGCCGGAGCAGCAGCTGATGTTATCCAAGTTGTAACAGGCGGAGCAGTAAGAATAAAAGTTGATAGTACAACGACAACTATAAATAATGGACTTACGGTAGCTGGAGCAACTGTTTTAAATGGTAATACTACAATAGGTAATGCAGGTACTGACACTGTTACTATAACTGGTAGAGTAAATGCTAACATATTACCAAATGCTGATAATACTATTAACTTAGGACAAGGTGGCGGAACACCATTAAAGTTTAATACAGTTTATGCTACTACATTCTCAGGTACAGCTACTACAGCAAGGTATGCTGACTTAGCTGAGAAATATTTAGCAGATGAAGCATATGAGCCAGGCACAGTAGTTGTACTTGGCGGAACTGAAGAGATTACAGTAACATCTACAAAAGATGATCATAGAGTAGTTGGAGTTGTTTCAACCAATCCAGCTTACTTAATGAACTCAGAACTAGAAGGACAACATCCAACTGATGTTGCGATGACAGGACGAGTACCATGTAAGGTAATTGGAATAGTTGTAAAAGGCGACATGTTAGTTGCTAGTGCAGTTCCAGGATATGCTATTGTAAATAATGATCCTAAACCAGGAAGTATAATAGGTAAGTCGTTAGAAAATAAACCCGACAGCGGCAAGAGTACTATTGAAATTATCGTAGGGAAAATATAATGGCAAAGCAAATAATTAATACTGGAAAGTCTCAAAACAAAGGAGACGGTGATCCATTACGTACTGCGTTTACAAAAGTAAATGAAAACTTTAATGAACTGTACGGTGGTTCAATGACTGACACTGAAAACTTTGCAGCAAATATAATTCCAGGTGTTGACGATACTAATAGTTTAGGATCAGCAACAAAACGGTGGTCTGAACTATATGTTAAAGATTATATTTTTATTAATGGCGTGAGACTAAGTGGATCATCCGATGGAAACTTAGTAGTAGGTGCAGATGTTCTTCAAGTAAATAACATAGTAGGAAGTGTGTTTGCAGACGATTCAAAATTAATGATGGACGGACTAACAGGTACGCTGTACGGTCCATTAATTGGAGACGTAACAGGTAGTGTGTTTGCAGACAACAGTACACTATTAGTAGACGGTGTTGCCGGTACTATACCTGGCTACGTAAGTATTGCATCATTAAAAACAGAAGTTGCAGCAAGTGCAGACTTTGCAGCATTTAAGATTAGGATTGCAGCACTATAATGAGATACGATAAATATATGAAACAGGATGTAACTAATGGCAAATAGATTTCCAATAATAATTGACACCAACGATAATAACCGTCTTAAGGAATTGCCAAATGGTGATAGCTTAGATCTAGCTAACGGTGGTGTTAGAAATGCACAGTTTATAGAAACTGCTTCACTTATTATAGCAGGAGCTAATTTTGTTCCATTTAGTAGGGCGTATGCAGATCTAACTGGTACTCCAACTATTGCAACAGATATTTCAAGTTTAACAGATTCACAAAATTTATTAACTGGTACTAGTTTTTCTACTATTACTAGCAAGCCTACTACATTATCTGGGTACGGAATTACAGATGCGTTTAATGGAACATATGCCGGGCTAACTGGAGCACCAAATCTAGCACCAATAGCAACTACAGGTTCATTTAATAGTCTTACAGCCAAACCCACTACACTTGCAGGTTATGGAATTACAGATGCACTCACAGGCGCATCACTTTTAAAGAATCTAGCAGATGTACACACAGTAGTACCAACAGACGGACAGCTATTAAGTTGGGACAACTCAAATAGTTATTGGAAACCAATTACAGCATCAGGTACAGGTACAGTTACAAGCGTAATAGCAAGCACTGGACTAACTGGTGGAACTATTACAAGTGCAGGAACTATAGCAGTTGATGTAGGAACTACAGCAAATAAAATTGTACAGCTAGATGCAAGTGGAAAACTTCCAGGAGTTGACGCATCATCGTTATATAATGTAAATATTAGTTCACTTAACAGTATTATAGATACTACTATTACTTCTCCAACTAACGGACAAGTTTTAAAGTATAACGGAACAAACTGGTTTAACGCTACAAACGATGGATCTGGAGGCTCTATTACTTTTGTAGGAGACGACTCAACAGGTACAGCAGTAGACGGTAGTGAAACTTTTAAAATTGCAGGTGGTACTAATATTACTACAGCAGTTTCAGGAGATACATTAACTATTAATGCAACAGCAATTACAAAAGCACAAGTTAGTGATTTACTAAATAGTGATTTTGACGTAGGCACAAACAAGATACTATATTCTAACGTTTATGCAACTGAGGGTGATCTACCTACTGCAAGTTCATACCATGGTATGTTTGCTCATGTACATGCTACAGGAGCAGGTTACTTTGCACATGGCGGTGCATGGATAAAGTTAGCAAATAATGCAACTACACTAGCAGGATATGGCATTACTGATGGATATGCAAACACCAACGTTGACGCCCATTTAAATCAAGCAGGTAGCGTAACAACTGGTTATGTACTAAGTTGGAACGGTAGTGATTATGCATGGGTAGCACAAAGTGGTGGTGGCGCCAGTATTGGTAACTTTACGTTTGCTTCTAGTGTTGTTGACACTGATGATTCAAGTGGTATTACTATTACACCGTCAGTTACAATAAGCAGTGACTTAACTGTAGAGAATGACCTAGTTGTAAATAACAAAATAACAGCAACAGAGTTTGTTAGCTTGTCTGCAGGAACTCCTGAAATTAGATCAGCTACAACTTTAGACTTATACGCAATAGGCGCAGTAAGAATTCAAAACGGAGCGTTAAGATTATTTAATGCAACAACAACAGTTAGAGATACATTGTCACCAGCAAAAGGTGATGTTGTTTATAACTCAACTGTAAATAGAACACAAGTTTATACAGGTGCAGCATGGGTTAGCAATGCACTTAGCACAGACATTCCAACTAGCACTAGTCAGTTAACTAACGGAGCAGGATTTGCTACACTAGCAAGTCCAACGTTTACAGGAACAGTAAGTGGTATTAGTTCAACAATGGTTGGACTTAGTAATGTTACAAACGAATCGAAAAGTTCGATGTTTACTGATCCAACATTTACAGGAACAGTTGGCGGCGTAACAAAACAAATGGTTGGGTTGAGTAATGCAACAAACGAATCTAAAGCAACTATGTTTACTAGTCCAACATTTACAGGAACAATAGCAGGATCATTTGGTGGTACTGTAGAAAACTCTTTTAATATTACAGCAAGCGGATCAAGTGACTACGTGTTTGCAGCAGACTCAAAATTCTTTACTGCAAATGCTAACGATCCTGTATTATACTTGCGAAGAGGTGAAACATATAAATTTATTGTAAATGCAAGCGGACATCCATTCCAAATAAGAGTAAGTAACGGTGGTTCAGCATATAATACTGGTGTAACTAATAATGGTCAATCTAATGCTACAATTACATTTATAGTACCAATGACTGCTCCAGCAACATTATATTACCAATGTACTGCTCATAGTGGTATGGGTGCAGTTATTAACATCGTTTAGGAGACTACAATGGCCGCAAATGGGATATCAACACTAACACTAAAACGTACTAGACAGGACACCAAACTTGCAAAAGCACTAGCCAAGCGAGAAGGTAAAACAGTGGCTGCAAACGGTACAATTAGTGGTAGCACAGATACAGATGCAGTAGCATACAGGGCGAGAAACACTCTTACTGTTTCTCAATTACCTACTAGGTATCATGCTTCAAGTAACACAGGTGCATTAATAGATAATGCAAACAGCGGAGGGCTTGTTGTTGGCAGGCCATGGACTGCGTAAATGGCTGAAAAAGAATATATTGTAAGTCTTAACCGCGGTGTCGATTACGATGCATTTAATGCTGAAATGATTGCATCAACTGGTGCAGGTGACATTCCTAATAGAATAATAACCGTAGAAAATGCTAGGCCATTAAGCACTCGAAATACTCATTACATGTTAGAGGACGCAGAAGCTGCAGCACTACTTGACGATCCTAGAGTAGGTGGAGTTGAAATTCCTCCAGAACAACGTACTGATATTGAAATTGGTGTTACTGCTCAACAATTTGGTAGTTGGCGCAAAACTTCAGCTGATGCATCAGCTGATTTAAACTGGGGTATGATGCGGGGTGTACATCGCGAAGATGTATGGAATCAAACAACTGAAACTACATTACCGTTTAATTATAACCTAACAGGCAAAGGTGTAGATGTTGTAATACAAGATAGTGGACTTGATACAGGACATATTGAGTTTACTGATGCTAACGGTGTAAGTAGAGTAAACGAAATTGATTGGTTTGCAGCTAGTGGCGTGTCAGGTACACAGAGTGCAAATCATTATAGAGACTTTGACGGTCACGGTACACATGTTGCTGGCACAGCAGTTGGCCGCACAATGGGTTGGGCCAAAGACGCACAAATTTATTCAGTAAAAGTTAATGGCTTAAATGGTATCGGAGATAGTGGAACTGGTATTAGCACCAGTCAGTGCTTCGACGTTATTAAAGGTTGGCACAATAACAAACCAATAGATCCTGAAACAGGTGTTAAACGTCCGACAGTAGTAAACATGAGTTGGGGCTATAGCTACAGTAGTTTAAATGACACGCCAACTGCTGGAAACTATAGAGGCGTTGCATGGGCATACGGTGATGCTAATTATTCAACAGATAGTGAAATATGGGCAACAGCAGGCATTATACCCAAACTTGGTACTAATAGAAAAATTGGATCAAGGCTAACTAGTGTAGACACAGATGTACAAGAAATGATTGATGCTGGAATACATGTATGTATTGCCTCAGGTAATAGTTACTATTACATAGATAATGCAAATGGGCAAGATTATAATAATACTGTAGCGATAAGCGGAACTTCTTTCTATTATCATAGAGGCTCAAGTCCGTTTGACGATGAAGCATTTATAGTTGGTAACATTGACATAGACTATCAAAATAATCTAGAAAACAAAGCAGAAAGTAGTTGCTGTGGCCCGGCTGTTAATATATATGCACCCGGAACACAAATTATGAGTGCTAGTTCAAATGATAATGCAAGTGGAACAAATGATATAGCTGTATCTAACAATAGACAAACCCATCCACTTGATAGCAGTCAACACATATATAAAATTAGTGGAACTAGTATGGCATCACCAAATGTTTGTGGGCTACTAGCAACTGTACTAGAGCAGCA